AATAGATAATATTAATCAAGAAGAGCATAAACTTATAGCTACAAGGAAACAAGAGGTTCCAATTAAAGATACAGAAGATACAGATGTAGAAATCACTACCAAGGCTGAAGAGACTATTGCAAAGAAAGCATGGAAGGATTTTGAAGGTCCTAATGACCCCGGTGACGAGCATCATGACTAACTTCTTGGAATATTGTGCAAAATATGATAGATTCTGTTCAGGTAGATAGTTTTGAAACTAAGTGGGCTGAAGAGAATGCCCTAAAGAAGCTGAAGGAGAACATTGGTCTATTTGGTAAAACAATGTTTCCGACAGCTTTAAATAAGGATGTACCTCCTTTCCACCATGAAATTTACAAATCCTTAGCTGATGAGGCTTTAAGGCGGGTACTAATAGCGGCTCCGAGAGGAACTGCTAAGAGTACAGTGACCTCCTTGATTCTACCCCTTCACAAGATAGCCTTCAAGCCCTCAGCTAGGGACTTATTTATAGTTATTATCTCTGAAAGTCAAAGTCAGAGTATTAACTTCTTATCTAGAATAAAATATCATTTAGAAAATTCTAGTAACTTTAAACAAATGTTTGGGGACTATGGTCCTGAAACAGCGAAGAGGTGGACTAATAATGACATTGTTCTTGCAAATGGGTCTCGTATTGTTGCCGTTGGTACTGGGCAGAGAGTTCGGGGTTTTATCGAGGGAGACACTCGTCCTAACCTTATTATTGTTGATGACTATGAATCAGAGCTTAATGCCGCCACACCAGAAGGACGAGCAAAAAACCGGAAATGGATAACAGAAGCAGTTATACCATCTCTTTCAGACGATGGGAGAGTAGTAATGATTGGTACTGTTATCTCAGAGGATTGTTTCTTATATTGGGCTAAAGATTCTCCAGCTTGGGATGTCCTATGGTATGCTATCTACGATGATAATGGTGACAGTATATGGGATGAAAGGTTCCCTGAAGAGAGAATACTACAGATTAAGACTGAATTTGAATCAGTTGGTAATCTTAATGGATTTTATCAGGAGTATATGAATGAAGCTCAATCGCCAGACAATGCACCGTTTAAGCCAGAGTATATCAGATTACATCATTACGACTATAGATACGAAGAGGGACAAAATCTCCTCATTAGGAAAGTCGATGGGGAGACGGAGCGTAAACCTGTTGACATCTACTGTGGCATTGACCCTGCTAGTAGTCTATCCGCTCGTAGCGACTTCTTTGTTATTGCTACTCTTGCTGTTGACGGTGATGGGAATATCTATATTGTTGATATTCTCAGGGATAAACTTGACCCTGCAATACAGCCTGAAACAATTATCAAAGTTTTTAAGAAGTATCATCCAAGAAAAATGAAGATTGAGACAACGGGCTATCAAGAGGCACTAAGGAGTAACGTAAGAAAGATGATGCTCGAACAATCCCTGTATATACCGGGACTGGAAAAGGGCATAAAACCAAGACAGAGAAAATCCGAACGATTGTTGTCCTTGGTAGCCCCGCTCGCTAGAGGAGAGTTTTTCTTTAGACCTCAAGATATTCATGCACAATCAGAGTTTTTGTCTTATCCAAGGGGAAAACATGACGATATTCTAGATGGTATATACTATGCAATAAATGGAGTTAAGCCATGTAGGCGAAAAGAGTTCATTAACTCAGAAACCTTAAATAAGCCAAAAAAATTACTTGATTGGCTGACAATGTAGAAAGTAAATTCAACCGATGGCGTACGAAGAAAACGAAACAGGTATACCTGAAGATATTGTCGATAAGACACATTCCCTTTGGCGTACTTATTCAAATAAAAGGGAGCTCTGGGCTCAAAGTGCCCAAGAAGACGCTGAATTTCGTTTAGGAAGACAGTGGTCAGCAGAGCAACAAAGAATTCTACTTGAGAGGGGGCAAGCCCCACTCGTAGTAAACCGAATCCATCCAGCAGTAGAAGCCGCTAAGGCTCTACTGACTTCAGGCAAACCACAGTTTAGAGTATCTCCTAGAGAGGATAGTGATAATAAAATCGCTCAAGTCTTTAATGGGTTACTAGAATATATGTGGTACATCTCCGACGGGACCCAAGCTCTTCGGAATACTATAGACGACTACTATACTATGGGTTTAGGTGCTATGATGGTGTATATTGACCCCCTCAAGGATTTTGGTCGTGGTGAGGTCTGTGTAAAAGATATAGACCCCTTAGATGTTTACATTGACCCAAATTCTAGAGATAGACTTGGTGATGATGCCGAAAATATTATTGTTAGTCGTTTATTTACCAAAGAGCAAGCTATGCGGATGTATCCGCAATATGAGAATGCTATTAAAACGGCTCAGTCAGATTTACATTCAGATAGACCAACTACAACAAGGATAGATGATAAGGGGATAGCATTCCCAGAAGATACATCTACAAAGACAGATATTAACTTTGGAGAGGCGTCTGAATATATAAGGGGTTATGAGCGTTACTATAAGGTTTGGGTAAAGAGGTTCCATGTAAAGAACAACATTGATAAACGTGAAGAAGTATACATGGAAGAGGAGATGGAGGAATATTTAGCTAGGTCTGCTGTTAAAATTAATGGTCAGCCAATAACTGACCCAAAGAAAGCTGAAGGCATAATTGGTCAATTAACTCAACAGTACGACCAAGCTGTTCAAAAAGCAGAGATGGAAGATGCAGACCCACCTCAGCTCCCAAATATAGAACAGGTTACATTTGCAGACTTAGTAAAAGAAGGCTTAATTGAGACCGTGTCTGTTCCAGTACAAAGGGTTAAAATGTGCGTCATCATGGGAGACAAATACTTGTATTCCCGCATACTCCCTATGGAACATTATCCTATCGTGTTGTTTATGAACATTCACACTAGAACACCCTACCCGGTTTCTGATGTTAGGATGGTTAAAGATATGCAAGAGTATATTAATAAGACACGGTCTTTGATTATAGCTCACGCTACCACATCCACAAATACAAAGATTTTAATACCGGCTGGTTCGGTTGATATGCAGGATTTTGAACAAAGATGGGCACAACCCGGAGTTGCAATAGAAGTAGATATGGATTCTGGGGCACCTCAACCTGTACAGCCTACACCATTACCTAATACATTATATCAGAACGAGCAAGTGGCTAAGACTGATATTGACCACGCTCTAGGTTTATATGAGCTAATGCAAGGGAATTCTGAAGCGGCTCCTCATACATACAAAGCTACAGTATCACTTGATGAATTTGGTCAGAGAAAGATAAAGTCTAAATTACAAGATATTGAAACAGGGTTAGTAAGATTAGGAAAGGTTGCTATCCCTCTAATGCAACAACTATACCAAGCTGAAAAAGTTATTAGGTTATTACAGCCTAATAACAGTTTGACAGAGGTTGCTATAAATCAGAAGTTATATGACGATAAGACAGGGGAGATAGAGGTTATAAATGATATTTCCAGAGGAGCTTTTGATGTTGTTGTGGTTACTGGTTCTACATTACCCACTAACCGTTACGCACAGCTTGAGATGTATATGGACGCTTATGAAAAAGGTATCATTGATAAGAAAGAAGTCTTAAAGAAGACAGAAGTCTTTGATATGGAAGGTGTATTAGAAAGAACAGATTTAGTAGGACAATTACAAGGGCAACTTCAAGGAGCCCAAGAAGAAATTAAAAAGCTTAAAGGCGATATGCAGACTCGTGAAAGAGAAATCTATCACGCTAAGCAAAGAGCTGAGCTTGAAAAGTTTAAGTCGGACCTCGATAAAACTTCTACCCAAACAAAGGGTGCAAGTAAATTATTCGAGAAACGTCTTGATGATGCCTTAGGACAAGTAAAGAGCGAAGTACGGTCCGCCGTAGCTCAAAGTAAACAACGAGACACCTCCAAGTCCTAATGGAGCTCTCATACAAGAAAAGGAGGGTATAATGGACGAAGCCTTCGCACAGCAAGAAGCTGTAACCGAAACTCCCCCAGTTGACCCCCAACCGGAAGCAATGACACCTGAACTCGCATTTGATGCGACTCAGGATAAAGCGACCCTCGTAGACGAATTTTTCCGTGCAAACCAGAGTGAGGAAACTCCATCTGAGACTAAATTAGAGCCTTCT